ATTACTACCATTTCCAGCAGCATTATTATGTAAACTGATTAAAAATTTTACTTGGTCAGAATCTATCTTTATATTATTAGCAATATTTTTTCTTTGTGATAAACCAATTTCATTTTCAGTTTTATTGGTATATTCTACCCTATAACCTAATGATTCTAACTTGTCTCTTAATTTACCACAAATTAGTCTACTCCATTTATATTCTCTGTGTGTACCATCTGGAGAACATTTACCTTTAACATCTGCCCCATGGGCACAATCTAATATAATTACTAATTTCTTCATAAGTTCTTGATGTAAATTAATTTTATACCATTGATTAAAATATCAGTTGATTGGTCCATATTAGATATGGAAAAATTTTCTTTAGATATATAAATCTGTTCTAACATGAATTCTTTTATAACATCTTCATCTTCATCATTTAAGATTTCACATAATGGTTTTTCATCACATATAAAATTAGAAAAGAATGAATTTATCTCTGAGAATTCATTTTTAATCATTCTAGAAACTTTGTTATAAACCATTTCTTTGTTATCTATATGATTTTCTAACCTAATTCTTAGAATCGCATATTTAATTGATTGACTTAAACCATTAAAGCTTCTTCTTATAATAACTTGACCCTGAGAAGTACCAATAGTTCTATCTGATACACCTTCAAAATATTCCTGAGTTTTAGTAGCTGCTGTATGTATGATATCTACCTTTTTTGTGAGTACAAATATTTGATATACAAATAATAATACTATCACAATCATAAAAATCATGAATACAGAGAATACCATTTTTAATGCACCATAATTGGCAGTAGCTTCTGCTAGTTTAACTGATGATTCAGTTATTTGGCCTACAGCTTTATTTAGACCATCTGAGTTGAGGGTTTGCAATAATAAATATAAAATCATAATAATTCATTAAAAAAAGTTTAATTTTCAGGAATATTTCCACCAGATTGTGGTAAAGTTATATTAGCTTTAGTATTAATTTGTGGTATACTAGCAGGTTCTATTGGTATTATAGTTGTATAATATTGATTATTACCATAATCATCTGGAGTATGTGTATCTGGTATTTCTATTTCAGTAGGATTACCATCTTCATCTAAATGAAATTGTACATGTACTGGTAAATATTTATTTATTAATTTATAGAAAGCTAATTTTATTTGTTCTAATTTATCAGTATCATATATGGGTAAACCTTCATCATCATAACCCTTTATAAATAATTTTTCATACATACCTTCTGGTATTATTACTTTTAATTTAATAAAGGTACATGATTCACAGAAACCTTGTCTAAATCCACCACATACATCTTCTCCAGAATCCTGAAAATATCTTGCTACATCATCCTCAGAATCTGAATCTCTATATGTAGCTACTACTATATTATCTTCCAATGAAGAAGATAATATCTGTTCACTTAATGGTACATATTTTATCCTTCTTGATAATAATCTTGTTTCTGGATTATCTTGTTGGGTTTGATCATCACTTAGAGATAATTCAAATTTTACACCATAGAATCTGCCAAGAATATTATAAAAATCATCAGTACACCTTATTTTATAAAGAGCTATGG